CAACTTGTGCCGCTTGCCACAATGGGCGCGTTTGGCGGTATCGGTACTCTCCTTGGTTTGTCGGTTCCACAGGGCCTAGCCCTTAGTGCTGGCTTTGGCCTTTCAAAGCGGTTCTACGAAAGCAAGCCCGCACGCGATTTGCTTCTGCGGATTAGCCAAGCGTCTGGCGGTAAGAAAACCGAACTGATTAATCGGTTTGTTGCAGGTGCTGCGGCTACTGGTGGGGCTGCGGGTGCTACTCAAATGAGCGAAGGTGAGTAATGGCTAAGAAGAGTGGCGTTAAGGATATGTCATGGCGTCCGCAGCCAAAGTCAAAACGTCGCCACAAACCCGACGGGCTTCGCCACCGTAAGTCTTTGGGGCCACGCAGTAACTTGCGAACTAGCTTCTAATACTGTAGGCACTCTCCATGAAGTTCATGGGCATTGATCCCGGCGCGTTCGGGGCTGTTGCTATTCTGGATAAGGATAGTCGAGAACTTGTCGTCATCGACATGCCTACTCTTAAAGTCAAACGTGGACCGCGTGTCGTCAATCAGGTTGACGCACACATGCTGGCCGATAGCCTGCGGCCACATGTAGGCGGCGAGATCAAAGCCCTTATCGAGAAGGTTCACGCCATGCCAGGGCAGGGTGTGTCCTCGATGTTTAGCTTTGGCCGTGCCGCTGGTATCGTTGAAGGTGTCCTTGCTGGCCTGTCTGTACCTTTTGAGTTGATACCGCCCGCAACTTGGATTAAGTCTATGCGCACGTTCGGAGGGAAGGACGGTAGTCGGCAGCGGGCACAAGAGTTGTTCCCCGATTACGCTCATCTCTTTGCACGCAAGAAGGACGACGGACGGGCAGAGGCTGCGCTTCTTGCTTGTTACGCCGGAGAGAGAGAAAAAGATGCAACACCTGTTCGAGTTCCAAAAAGTCGGCGCAGACTTTCTTTGTAAGAACCCCGCCGCATTTCTTGCGGATGAGCAGGGCCTTGGCAAAACACTTCAAGTTATAGCGGCGTGTGACACACTCGGTCTGACAAAGATCGTTGTCGTCTGCCCCGCCATCGCCAAGATTAACTGGCGTCGTGAGTTCGAGAAGTGGGGCAAGGTCGAGCGCGAAGTGAAGGTGTTCAGCTACGATAAGATCACGCAATCGAAGGAGGTTCGCAATGAAATCGCAAAGTTTGAGCCAGAGGTCCTTGTCATTGACGAAGCGCATTATCTCAAGAATAGGACTGCTAAGCGCACAAAGTATTTATATGGTCAGTACTGTCGCGGCGATGGGCTTGTTCGTTTCGCTGATCGTGTTTGGCTTCTTAGTGGTACTCCCATTCCTAATAACGTCAGCGATTTCTGGACGCATCTTAAATCAATATGGAAGTACCCACTAAACTTCACCGAGTTTACGACCTACTTCTGCAAGACATGGTGTAGCCCATTTGGGCTACAAATTCTTGGCAACAAGACCGAACGCATGAATGAGTTCAAGACCGTGCTGAAGGCAATCATGCTGCGCCGCAAGGGCGAGGTGGTGCTGAAAGATTTACCTCCAATATGGTGGCAAGATGTGCCAGTCGAGATTGCTAATTGGAGCGACCGCAAACACATCGACGATCCACGCCAAGCTGAAGCCGTTGATATGATCCTCGCGCATTCGCTGACAAACCAAGACTTGTCTTCTGAGATTGAAAGCCTTGCCCCTCACATCGCGTCACTGCGTCGCTTAACTGGTACGGCCAAGGCAGCGCCCATCGCCACACAGATAGCGGGCGAGTTGGCTGATGATGCCTACGACAAGATCGTGATCTTCGCCTACCACACCGACGCAATCCAGACGCTGCACGATAAGCTGAAAGACTTTAATCCGGTGGTGGTAGCAGGCGGTATGGCAACAGCCGACCGTCAGGCGGCGATTGATAACTTCCAAGACGACCCGAAGGTGCGGGTATTCATTGGCCAGATCACGGCCTGTTCGACAGCGATTACACTAACGGCTGCGAATCAGGTGGCGTTTGTGGAGATGGATTGGGTTCCGGCAGTGAACGCACAGGCGGCTAAGCGTTGCCACCGTATCGGCCAGACAAAGCCCGTCATCGTGCGGACGTTTGGCCTTGTCAATTCTGTCGATGAGATTGTGGCTAAGACACTGGCCAAGAAAGCCCAGATGATTTCTGAGGCGTTAGATTAAGAAGGGCCGAGGTGACTTCCAACTCCTCGGCCCTTCCCTTCACTTAGAGCAAATCGTCAAGGTCTGAGATGTCTGCGGACGGACGCTCCGTTGCAGTAAACTCATCTGAAGCTGACAATCGGCCATCCATACGGGGACCGTCGCCAACCTTCTGAAGATTGCCCAGTGAAAACGCAACGCCGTTGTTACCGTTGACGCTGTACGCATAGGCGCGCAGCGAGGCACGGACCTTGGCCCCTGGGTAGATTTCCTTGGGGTCCGTGATCGGAGCAGGCTTGCCGTTCTCGCCAGCAAACTTGCTGACGACACCAGGGGCCTGCTTGGATTTGACATTCATGAAGACCGACCCTTCAGGGTAGCCCTTCTCTTCGCCATCGTTACGGAAAGGCATACGGATTTTGCCGCCTTCCATTAACGATTTGGTCTTGTCTCCCCACTTTTCCTTAGCAACAGAAGCCGCAACCGCTTTCAGTTCGGACATGTCAGTCCCGTCAGGGAATACAAGGCAGCAAGAATAGACTGGCTCACTTGCACCCGGCGGTATCTGTGGTTCAAACACATGCGGATAAGAGATGATTGCTTCAGGTGTAATAACTTTTGACATCGGTGTTTCCTTATTCAACGGTAAATTCGTCTGCTGCCAACAGGGCAACAGCCGGACGGTTATCTGTATCAGCGACCATAGATGTGCCGGATGATACAGCTATTACGAGCGATGTCGGCAAGTTCTTCTTGCCCACAAGGCGCTCGATCTGCGGTGGCGACTTCAACTTCTTTTCGTAGATGTCGTCGTCATCTAGACCTTCTTCTGTGGCCCAAGCCACAACCTCTTCCTCAACACGCCAGCGGCGGGTCGGTCGTTTCTCAACCAGCTTGTAGCCTGGTAGTTCCGCGCCAGCGTCAAGTATGTTGTTGGCGTGGCGGCGCAAAGACTTGATCCACTCTTCAATTAGCGGAACCCTTTGCAGGAAGTCAGCTATCTCTTGAGGGGATAGGTCATTGATGTTTCGCACTGTGCCGAACTCGTCTTGAGCAATCTCAAGCGCGTTGTTGCGCAGGGCCGAACAGGTTCCTGCTGCCAGACAAAATGTGCAGTGCTTACCAGATATGCGCGGTGCGTCCGGCTTCATGGCTTCATGCGCTGCGTCAATCAGTTCGGTTCCAAAGTCCATGATCTCGTCGCGGCTGTAGCTATACTCCCGCACCGGCCCATCGTGGTGCATGGCGCGTGGCTGCACAACAACCGTGATAACCTTATTGACCGGAGCCTTCTCGCCTATCTCAAGGATAGCACCAAGCGCATAGTATTTAAGCTGGGCATTGTCTTGGACTTCAATAGCGATACCTTGGCCGTGCTTGTAGTCGATGACGTACAACGTCCCGCTCTCTTTGCCATAGATGATACAGTCAGCCGTGCCGAACATCGGCATTGGCGGGTCTAGCTTATCGAGGCTAAACCTTTTTTCGTATCTACAAATATTCGGTTCGGTCGCAGCCACATCGCGGATGTAGTCAATATAAACCTGCACCGCACGGGCCATGTTGTCGTCAACCTTGTGGCCGTTATGCTCTTCGCCAATGAAGGCGAAAGCATCTTCGTGTCCATTGACTAAGCAGAACTCACCCAGTTCATGCGCTGCCGTACCAAGTTCAGCGTATGGCGAACTCTCATTAGGGAACGGAGCCTCGGCTGTTAATGAGCCTGGGCAATTCATACGCCGACTTGCATTCGACGCACCAAATTTTGCGTGTTCTGTCATTTGCGATACCTCTTTCCTTCTTTGCCCTCGGCGTTGACTGGGCATCCATCTGCCCACGCCGGAACTCGTGTCATGATTTCAATCATCTCTTCAAGCGAACCAAAATCATCTGGCACTTCGCAAATGATTTCATCGTGGACGGACAGGATTACGTTGTAGCCTTTAAGTTCCAACGCCATCATGGCCGTGGCCATCAGGTCGCGGGCGGTTGCTTGCACCACATTCTCCGTCAGTAGACCGCCCCAGATTATCTGGGACACCCACTGACGGGTTACACTATTCAGCGTATCCACTTGCGCGGTGTCGCGCATTGCCCCCCAAGGCGTTTCTCGCTGAATGATGCGCGGATTGTGGTAAGTAAGCGACCGCCCGCTAGGTAGGGGGAGTTCGACCGACCCAACACGGCCTGCTCCCTTCACCATCTCTACAAATTCGTTCTCACTATCGCGCCAGTATTGCGCGATCCGGTTGTTCTTCTCGCGGTACACAGACACGATGCGCTTTGCTTCGTCTTCGTCTACGTTGATACCCATCGTGGCGCACTGCTCGGAGAAGCGTTTGCCGCCCATGCCGTAGCCGCAACCCAAGATTGCCATCTTGCCAACTTGGCGTTGCCCGTCTGTCACGTTCTCTACGTTTATATTGTAGATGGCGGATGCCATTTCTTTGTACACGTCCCCGCCCTTGCGGAACGTCTCAACCAGATCAGTCTGCCCCGCTATCCACGCCAAGACGCGGGCTTCAATGGCGGAGTAGTCGGCAAACATAAGGCGGTGGCCGTCTTCGGCAATCAGCATCGAGCGTAACAGGTCGGACGCTAGGACCGTTCCGGCCCCATATCCCGACACATCCTCGTCCGCCTTTAGCTTGGCGATGATCTCGTCCAACTCTGCTTGTTTCTTTTGTGGACGTGGGAAGTTCTGTGGCTGCACCAGCCGACCAGACCAACGGCCCGTTGCCGCGCCATGATACATAAGAAGGCCGCGCATACGGTCATCGGCATTAGCCGCGTTGACCATCGCCTCGTACTTCGCAGTGCTAGACTTCGCTCCGTCTTGGCGTAAGCGCAGCACCTGCTTAATGATGGGGTGTAGCTTCTCCATGCCCAGCATCCGCGTCACAGTCTGCTTGTCAACGGATTTAACTTTCAGGCCATAGCTACGAAGCCACGCGGTTAAGTCCATTGCGTTCGTTGCTGCTTTGACTTGGCCGTTGGTAAGGCGTTTGATCTCTGCGTCGATATTCTCTGACGCGGAGTTAGCAAGTTTGCTAACCCGTTCGATGAGGTCGAGGTCAACCTTAACGCCACGGTCGTTGATACGCTGATCGAGTTGATAGAGACGACGCTCACTGTCAGGCATTGCGTTCAGTTTCTCAGCTACGGACAGTTCCGTTCGCACGTCCTGTTCGCAATACGCTACTAGCGTATTAATTTTATCCTTTGTGTTCCACCAAGTGTAGCTGCCGTCGGCGTTCACCTTACGGGGCCGTGCCATCCGGAGCATAAGGGCCGCGCCAGCTTTGTCCTTCTGTTCTTCAACGCCAAGGACAGCCGCCGCTTGGCCCAGTGCGCGAGGTAGTCCCATCGCGCTGGCTTGCGCCATCGTGCAGCGCCATTGCTTGATGCTAGTGCGGGGCCATTGGTAGCGGCCAACCATGATCTCGTTCCAGATCGTGCGTTCAAAGTTGGCGTTCCATGCGCAGAGCAATCCGCCCGCCATGATCCAATCTTCGAGGTAGGCATCTAACTCATTACCAGGCAACCATACCTGCACGTCGTCAGACCACGGGGCTTTGTATGCCATGCACCAGATGTCGGTTGAGGGATCAGAGGCGTACTTATAGACACCCGTCTTGCGGAGATCGACGGCGCTGCGCGTCTCGAAGTCGATGCTGACTATCATAGCGCACCCCACAATACAGACAGCTTTTTATCAAACACAAGCACAAACCGACGCTTGCGGCTACGCACGCGCCATTCACCCTGCAAATGTCTAGTGGGGCCGCGACTATGTTTTATATACGATCCGTCTGGCTGAAGTATCCAAAAGTCTTTTTTCGCTTCTGTAAGGCCGTAGTATTTAAAATTACACGCCGAATAGACCGTCCCCTGATGGAAGTCAGCGTCCGCATAGGATAAAATAACGCGCACAGATGTGTCTTTACGCAGCGCCCGTATTGCACGCGATATAAACCATGAGGCTAAATTGTGTTCTGTTTGCTGAACTTCAGGCCGTAAACATAGACGGCTCAATTCAAACAACCCATCTTGGTCATCGCGTGATAAGCCAAGCATTCCTTTAGATAATTCAGGTACGGGGAACCCTGTAAAAATGATTACGCCAACGCACACACCATTTTTTACCAAGCCATAATTGAAACCACTCTTAAAACCTTTGCTTATGTCTTTCAGATAATGGTATCTTAGTAGTATCTCCGCGCACTCCGCTTTTGACACTTTCTGTATGGAATAGTCTTGCTTGCCCACGCGGTTCTCTCCCTCGGTTTCGTCGGTGTCACGTTTGCTTTCCCTGTAGCTGCCACAAGTCGCATAGCTTCGTCTACAAAAAAAAGTTCTTGCATTCGATATTCAAACTGTGCCACCCAAGAAGGGCAACAGGAGAGTAAGGGAGATTATGGTTAAAAGAATTAGCACATGGCAGCCCGAAGAGGACGCTATGCTCAAAGAACTTTACGAGAACAACATGGCGTCTGAGCAAATTGCGCAGGCGCTTGGCCGTACCGTCGAGTCCGTTGACAATCGGCGTAGGAAGACAGGACTAAAGCGGAACTTTGTTTTGGAGAAAGTTCCACCGCCGGACGACTTTGCAGGGATGCTGAACATCATGAACGTATCACAACTTATGAAACATTACGGACACGCTAGGTCTGTGATCTGTCGTTGGATATTTGAACTTGAACTTACAACTATAGTCAGGGGCGGGAGGAAGAAGGTTATCCCTTCTAACTTCGACGCAGTGGCCCCGACTATGACTTGCGCCGAACTGACCCGGCTATACAATGCTAATCGCGCAACGATTGTTGGTTGGCTTAGAGAACGTGGGATTACTCCACTGTCGATTTTGGAACGGCGCGAACTAAACGCCAACCCAGCCCCAATCAAGATAGAAGAAGGGCAGACGGTTACGCGGCGTGAGTTAAGCGGTCGCACGAAATTGGTTGCGGCTGAGGCTGCACATTTCCTGCGCCGCTTTCATCCGTCAGTCCATCGCGCAGATATAAAGATGTTTGAGCATTCATCCCACACTTGGGGTGACGTTAACAATGTACCCTTTCGCGGCGTCAATCAGTATTATGTCGCAGGTAAAGGCATCATGTGGAGCGATGACCTCATTGCTTACGCTGAATCAAGAGGCTTTAAGATAAAGGAGTTAATTTAATGACACGTCCAACTAAAACTACTGAAGAGAAAACGCCTGTCGTGAATGAGAAAGAAGCTATCATTGCTTGGCTTCGCACTAGCAAGATGAATATGTTTGAGCGCAGCACACGTTGGCTGGCGGATCGGATTGAAGCAGGGGAGCATTTGAAATGAAACAGGTATTAGCAGCGCAACTAGCCGAGTGGCTTGAAAACAACACACAGGGTTACGCCAAACGATATGGTAATATAATAAATATTGAAGGCAAGATTGATGCCTACGACCTTGTGCTATATGTTCAGTCGCTTCTGGCGGGTAGAACTACGGAGCAAATCCATGAGAACAATAAAATTTCTTACACTGGCCGGTCTGACTTGGATCGCCGCAACGATAGCTTTAGCAACGCTGCGGTCGAAGGTGCAGATTGGTGATCTAGATTTATCGGACTATGATAAATATAACGACTACATCTGAGAGAGCAGATAATCAAGGGGTCTAGTGATGGACATAGTAAGGTGGAAGGATGAAGAACAAACGGTAGAGTTTGTTCCAGTATTCATCATCGGTTTTGAAGAAGAGTTTGAACGCGGCGTAGTATTAACAACGCCCGCCTATAAAATACTTAACGAAGCCGAACCAGACTTTGCAGTCTACGCCATAGACGCCGCGATAGATATGCTGATGCAGAGGCGGGACGAAATTGAAAAGAGGGAATTGCACTGATGAAGTTTCAAACATTGTACAAGATTGGGTTTACCGATCTCGTGTCCGTTATCCCGCCGAACGCTGAGTTGTCAGCCATGTCCAAAATCCAAGCGGATCAGGCAGGCAAAGCACCAGGCCGGTTGAATGCACAAGGCACATGGGGCGGCTACGGCTGGCAGGACTACACGCCGACAGCTAATGATGTCGAACGGTGGGACCGCAGCCACGCTAACATCGGCTTGAAGGCAAGCAAGTATCCTGCGGTTGACATTGATGTTGTCAACGAGGGGCTGGCTAGGGTCATTGGTGATATGGCGGTGAAGGCATTGGGCAAAGCCCC